GAGAAGGTAACCGAGAATGGAGGCTGACAGCCGAGCACTCAGCTTATCAGTAGCAGCGGAATAGTCAATGGAAAACCACTCCAACCGCCCCGTGCCAACCTGGACTGGATTAACAGCCAAGTCGAACAAATCAGTCGCCCCCAGAGGCTGACCAATCAGTTTGAAACAGTCCATACCCCGTAGTACGTCGTGCAAAGCTTTTTGGAGCCTCTTGCTAGCGTAGTACGGGCCCGCGTTTCCCTTGGAAATAACGCGAACTTTCAGAGGTTCAAGAACCGCCTGAATGGTAGCTTTCAGTGTGCGCTGCTCCATAGCGTAGCTGACACACGTCTTACGGACGTTGTCGTACCATTCCACCTCCCCACCAGGGTAGGCGTACTCCTCGATCACGACATTGAGTTCCACACGGCCACTGACTATGGCCCTTGGGTAAAAGACCATACGGATGAGATCTGGATCTCTCCTCCCCACTTCGCTACGCACGTGGTTCAGTGGATTGCACTTTTGAAGTCGCGGTAGCGTTCGCAACAGTGCCCCGAGCTGGCCTCCACCAGCTCTACTCTTCTCATATGATGCCTTTGTTGAAGAAACATGATGAGTTTCCTCGGGAGTGATCCAATCGTCCTCCCTGCCAGCCGTTGAGTAAACGGACTGAAGAGTCTGCCTGATCTTCTCCAAGACTGGCTTCAACTCCTTCATGACACGGTCATGTGTTTCATCGTCGATGGGATCTGGACGATCCATCGCTTCTCGGTGCTCTTTGTACGTGGTTAAAACCAAATCGGACGAGAGTGGGAGCGCGCAGCGCTTGCCCTGAAGAAAAGAATACCACAGGTGGGTGTTCTTACGACTGAAGACACGAAGACGTGTTTTGGCCCAGTTTCTGTACTGGCCGATCGGCATCCATGCCTGGTCGGGTGTCTTGGGTGCCTCGCACTCCAAGTAACGCGCCATGGGAGCAACAGTTAGGTACTTTGCTCTTTTGAAGAAGATGGCCTCCGACTCCACGTCGAGGTAGGCCATAGCCTGGGTCTCAAAGCTGTCAATTACAGACTGAGAAGCGCCGTGGTGAGCTAGAATTAGCTTCAACCCGCGCAAGATGCCCCGAGCTCTATCGCGCGAAGTAGGGACTTCCGC